AGAAAAATTACCGTTTGGTAAGTTTCCGTAGCCACCTGCTTTTGCGAATGCCATTATCTTATCTCCTAGATTGTTCGGCTTTTACAAGGGGTTTAAAAACTAAACAACAGGACAAAGAGGCTGAATCTTTTCTAGGGTGCGTTAAATTGACAGTTGGCCAACCATCAACTCTACGGGCCTATACTTTGTTCAGGTAGTTCTCGGCTGTTTATAGTTTGGGGAATTGAGTAAGAGAGGTAGTCCCAATAGGGAGGCTCTTAGATACTCATAGTTATACACTAAGGTTTTGTATTGTCAACACCTATCGTGCATTACCTGTCATATCATAGATAAATTTACCGCTACGCATAGCTTTATTAATTTCATCTTGACGTTCTTCAAACTCTTTTGCAGACATTTTAGCTACATCAGACTCACGAATTTGTCCTGCAGTTTCATTTGCGTCTACATTAGCTTTTGAAGTTTTACTTACCAAAGATGCAGCAGCTTTCTTATCTGCTTTCTTTGCAGTTTTAGTAAGTCCTTTATCGACCTTATATAGATCAATAACTCTAATGACAGAAGCTGGGTCATCTGCATTCTCATAGATTGCATCTTGTACCCATTTAGGTTGTTCTTCTGCCCAGTCGTGAAAGTCATCTGACTCACGCAACTTAATAAAATCTGGATGTGTCTCCATGATAGCAGCTTCGGCTGACTTGCGTGTAGCCTCAAACTGAATCTTATCTAACTCAGCTAGACGTGTCTCAGCTTTCTGATACATCTCTTGAGCTTTTTTAGCAGCAATAGTTTCTACAATACCAGCTACATCAGGGTATTGTTTTGCCCACTCTTCAATATCTTCGTCTGACTTAGGAGGTACAATTGACTCACCTTTCATACGAGCTTCAAGAGAATCAAACTTCTCTTTCCACTCTTTTTCTTTTTCAGACATATGCCTACGCAAGTCACCATAACGCTTCTTGAAAGACTTTTCCTCACGGCTTAGTTTAGAGTCGTCTTCCGATGCTTCGGAACTCGCTTCGGCTTCTTCTTGTTTGGTACTGTCCGAAGCCTGAACCTCGGTGTCCTCAACATCTGAGCTATCGGATTTCTCTTCTTCAACTTCTTCGCCACGAGCTATTGCCTCTAATTTAGCAATTTCTTTTTCTTCTTCTTCCATCCGTTTTTGTTTACGTGCATAGTTACTTCCACGTTGTACAAAACCAGCTGTCTTTGGTGATTCTACTTGAGTTAGTTCAGGCATATTATTTTCCTTATGTTGGGGCCAGCACTATTGCTGGGTAGCCTTATTATTTTTTGGATTTTTTGGGTTTTCTCATTAACCCACCTTTATTCGCCCAAGTGGAAGGGTCATTCATATCAAACTTTTTACCACTTGCTGCATAGTCCTTTACTTCTTGTTCAATTTGGCTTTCAAGAGAGCTATTATTATTATCATCATTACCCCCAGTATAACTTCCTGTTACAAGAGAACCAGAACCACCTCCGTCGGAAGCAGATTTTGAAGACGCTGTTTGCTGCATGACAGTTTGTTCTTTTCCAACCTCGTCTTCAGATTCTGGAGTGCTGCCTGACAAACCAGGACTTGACACTCTTGGTCTAAACCTTTTGGTAGCACGTCTTTGTTCTGCCATTTCACTTCTAGTAAAGCCACTAAATAATTTTTTATTTTCTTCAGAAGACAGTACATCTTCTATATTATCAAAACCATAACGTTTTGCATAAGCATCAGCCTTTTGTGTACCTGTAGCTACCAGATCGTCAAGTATATCTACAATACCCGAAGAAGCTTTTATACGATCTTCTACATAACCTTCTAGCATTTCTGCTGTTTTGTCATCACCTCTAGCTTTAGCAACAATAGCTGCAGCTCTTAGATCTGAAATATCTTTAAGCGCATCTCCTGCAGTAACTCCACCAGCAAGTATTGCACCAGGTCCACCCATAAGAAGCCCTGCACCTTTGATAAGCTTTTCGCCTTTCATAGGTTCACCAAGACTTTTTGCCCAAGCCTCCATAGACTCGAAGTCACTGAAGTTTAGTTCTTCACCCCAATCTTGGAATGCTGGTTTTCCATCACCTGTAGGAGTTGGTGTAGAATCACCATCAGACTCTTGCTGTACTGTTGGTTTTGGTACACACATCTTAGTCTCAGGATCATACATCATATTGATGGATTCACAGTACTCTACTGAAGGTGTAGGTGTTGTTGTTGTTGGAACTGGTTGCTGCACAAAAGGTTGTGGTGTTGTGGGTGTCATATAAGACATCCCAGGAACACTAAGAGCAGGGTTAGGTAGTGTTGGTGAGAAGATGTAGTCTTCGTTTTTGTAAGGGGCCAGACCACCTTCGTTCATACCAATAGGTTGTTCAGCAGCCATCACCTCTTGTAACAGTGCCATCTCTTGAGGAGACAGGTCATCTTCAACAGGCTCACCACCGATTCTACCATCAGCTTCCATACGTGTCAAGCCCATTTTTGCTTCAGCTCGAAGATCTTCAAAGAATTTTACGCCGTAGTAACGGACGACATCAGCAGGAACTACGTACTCACCTTCTGACAGTTGTGCTGGGATGTCGTCTCTAACTTCTTCTGCAAGAGAACCAGAGGGTACTTCGTTACCAGACACTGGGTCCATATCCATACCGTCGTCTCTAAGTCCGCCTCGGGCAAATAATTCCATTTGTCTGTTCATGTTACCTACTACGCCTCCTTCGGCAAATTTTGGTTCTTGGAGTTTAAACTCTTTGTCCATTTGAGAGATGTCTAAAATATAACCACCACCAATAAACTCAGGTTTAGGCTCTTCGTATTCTCTTAAAATTTGATTTGTAATAGCATCAACAATATTACCATCTTCGTCCATCATCTCAGCAATATCATTTAGCATTTCATCTTCAGTAATGATATCATTTTCTGTAACATTAGGGTTGTTAAGTTCAGCGTCGACTAAAGCTTGTTGAGCATCGTCTGGACCAGCATCAAAAATTTCATCATCATCTGGTAAGTTAAAAAATTCGTCTAGCTCATCTGCATCAACAGTGCTAGTTGATCCAGGTCTTGGTTGGTAAGGAAGTTCTACATTTTTGTGTACAGTGATAGGATAACTTTTTTCAAATTTATCTAGAGCTTTGTTTAATTCTGTTACATAAATACGATGGAATAAATTTCCATCTACAATTTCACCCGTTTTTCTGCTTCTAGATTTATTTTTTAAAGCTAAGTCTAAACGCTCTCCCATAAGTCTTGCAGAAGCAATTTTACTAAAAGGTGGAATAACAATTTTAGTTATACCACGTTTAGAAGCCTCTGCAATAAGACTTTGTAGGTTTAATTCTAGTGCTTCTTGACTCTTTTTAATTGGAGAGTTTTCAATATTTTTCTTATTTTGAGAACCTTGTTGTACAAGATCAGATTGAAGCTCTTCAACCATCATGTAATCATCATCACCAAGAATCTTTGCTTCACGAGGTTTCCAAGTAGCATCACTTTTATTAAGAACAGTGGCTCTTGTATGACTCAAAGCTCTAGGCCCGTAGTGACTATAAACATCAGAAAACAACATTTGGTTTTCACTGGTTGATGGAACTATTTCTATATAGTCTTTAAACTCACCACCAACAAAACCTTCTCCAAACTGTCTTTGATACCCTGTGTATTGTCTTTTATTTTTAAGACTAACTTGAGGACTTGTAGCTGAGTAGTAGTCAATAGTACCTTGTAAATCTGCTACAGGAATCTTTTTATTTTTATACTCATTAGTCTTCATCCAGTTTGGAATAGTTTTAGGATTCATCCTAGGATCGTTTTGAAGTACTTTTAAAATTTCAGCTCCAGTTACAAATTCTTTGTTTGCAACCCTTGACTTAAAGTTTTCTAGAAGTTCTTTGCCTAAGCTTTTAAACTTAATTTCTTTAAGAGTATCTATAGGTTCCAGGTCAAAATTTGGGCCTCCCTCCCACTCTTGTCTGACACCACGTAGAAGGTTTTCACGAGTGGTGCTAGTACCAGTGTTAGGGTTTTCAAGAGTTTCTGGAATATATCTTTCAAAATTATTTTCTAAAAAGTCAATTATACCTTCTGCTAAGTAAGGTTTAAGGCTTGCTTTAAACTCATCAGCTCCATCACCAAGAATATCATAGAACTCGTACTTATCATTACTGTCTGGTTTTATTGGTCTAACAACTAGGCTACCAGTATCATCATTACCCACTCTAGTAATTTTTAGTTTTTCAGAGTTTTTTACGGAATCGGGTAAGACTGTTCTAGGATTAGTAATTTTAAGTTCAGAAAGATTAGAAGTATCCATTTCGTCATAAATTTCTTCAGCTAAATCTTCAATTAAACTCCTGTTCTCTTGTCTTCGCCAATCAACACCTGGATACATATTTAAATGTGCAGCAAGCCTAAAAATTTTTTCGGGTGAAGCATCTGCAAGCATATGAGGCAGCATTTCATTATACCACGTTAGGATGTCTTCAGCAACCATTTCGTTAAAGTCATCTAAGACTATTGAAGCAGGTACATAATTTTTTGCTGGAACTTCTTTTGCAACTTCACTAATACGTCCGTACAATCCAGTATCTCGTAGGTACCGTTCAATAGGGACTCTCATATTAACCTGCGACCCATGACGTATCTTTACAGGAGTAAATGCCGTATCTAAAAAACCATCTGAACCTATACCAAAATCATAAACAGACATGTTTATGTCGTCTTGTAACTCCTGCATAAGTTTTGCAGGATTATCTTTATCTGGGCTAGGGTCAAAAACAGACTTTTGATAATCTTGCATTTCTTCAGGAGTTTTTCTATCAAACATCCCTGGTACTTGAGCACCTGCAGGTTGAGTCGTAGCTCTATCTGTAGGCGTACCTCTTAAAAACTCTGTGTCACCAGAAAGCAAAGCTCTGGTCTGTCCTACAGCATCTGCTGCAAGTGGGCCTGATGCTGCTTTAGCTAACCTAGCTGACTCTGCCCCAGCTTCAAGAGCATCGTCTAACTGTGTTACACTACGAGCACCTGCAGCTCCTGCAAATGCTTCTGGCATAGAGTAGATGTCACGTTGGAATCTTTTCTGGGATGCATCGCTTCGAGTTACTAGCTCACCTGCTGTACCTATTACAGCTTTAGCTGCAGCATCTATCAGGTCTAGTCCAGCAAGTCCACTATCTTTCAAGTAGTCTACTGCTCTGATATAACCATTGTACAGTGTAGGATCATCTAAGTCAACTTCAGTAACACCTGCATTTCTAAAGTTTTCTTTAGCAGATTCCCAAGACTCTTTAGCAAATGCTAGTGGGTTAAATGTATCTCTGGGTCTACTTGGTGTTCTATCATCATCAACAGCAGGTAGCATAGACAAACCACCTTTGGCGTAATTACCTCTTACTGGACCCATACTATCAAAACCCATAAGTTCTGTATCTATACCTTTAGCATATCTAGAAAAATTAATAGCCCCCTGAGCATATCTCAAAATCTCTTCGTCGGTCATACTGCCCAGTTTTAAAACAGCTTGTGCTTTCTTTTTACCTAAAGGACTTTCACTTTTATTTTTAGTATATTCTTCTTTAGTTTCTATATTGCGTTGATCACTTATATCAGAAACTATTTTATTAGTGGAGGGTTCGCCTAACTTTTGTGCACGTAATCCTACAACCCTAGCTTCTACTTCTGAAGCCGTTGACATATATTTTTTAAATAACTCAGCCTCTAACTCTCTCATCTTACGAGCTATTTGTTTAGCTACCTTAACATCGCCAAATACTTCACTTGGGTTTGGTATTTGACCAGGCAAACCAGAAGTTAGTTTTTGATCTAATGCCCCTGTACCTTTTTGTTTTTCAAATATGTCCAGTATTTCATTTTTTAACCCTACAAGTTTTTTGTTTTTAACTACAGACTCGTATTTTTTAGAGTTAGGGTATGCTGCAACAAGTTCACCAAACCCAGTTGGACTACCACCTAGTTGTTGTAAACCTGCTATTTTAAAATCTTGAAACTGTGCTGCGTGTTGTAGTTCATGAAAAAACGTATCCCTAAAACTTTTATTATTAGGGTTTACTAGCTTTTCTTTTAACTTTGGGTTTACTACAATAGCACCATTTCTACTAATTGTAGGATCAAAGTGTGCATAGGTTGCAGAAGAGTCTACATAAAACTCTACATTTTCTAAGTCTGGGTACTCTCTAAATAATTCTGTATGGTCTGGAATTATGTTTCTAATAATTATAGGGTAGTGTTTAGTAGCTTCCGATAGTGTTTGACTACCATCATTATTTCTAATTTCAATTTGGCTGTCATCTATTTCAAACTTAAAAGGGTTTTGGGGTTTTACAACAATACCTGCTTCATCTGCTGGATTTGCCTTTTCAAATTTTACTATCTTTGAATTAATCTCAGCAAGTTCTCTTTCATACCTAGCTATTTCTGATGCAGCAGAGGATGAGTTTTCAGTACTAATCTGTTTAATTAGACCTTGAAGGTGATCTCTAATACCTACTAAGTTTTTATATTCTGGACTAATATCTGCGAGTGTTTTTCCTTTGTTATCTAAGTAATCTTCGGGTGTGCCTGTTTTAATTCTACCTGTTTCTGCTTCAATTTGAGCAGGACTTGCACCTGCTGCCTCTAATCTTCCAGCCCGAAGTAAACTTGCATCACTGTAAGATTTAGCACCTGGTCCTGCAATAATCTCAGTCTTAACAGAATCTTCTGCTTTAGGTTTACCTAATAGTGCATCAGTTTGATCTGCAACTTTGTTTAGACCAGTTTTTCTAGCACCAGCTTTAATTGCATCCACAGCCAGTTTGTCTAAACCAGGGATAAGGCCAAGGACTTCTAGTCCACCCATCATGCCTACTTTGTAGTAGTCTGGGTTTTCTTTCTGTAGTTCTTCTTTAATATCGTTAAGACCAAATATTGTTCCAGCAGGTGTAAACTCTACGCCTACTTCAGCCATCTGAACACTCAAAGGTTTTTTAGAACGATCCCCCAACATGTTTTTATATTGTGCAGGTGGATCAACCCTTTTACGATAGTCAGCCATTTACTTTTTCCCGAAGCATCTGAAGTGATCTTAATGCACGAATTTCACCTTGAATCCTGTAGAGTTCTTCAGGCTCGTTTCGTTGTTCTAGTTGCTTATGTGCAAATGAGATTCTATCAGCAATCTCTATTAGAAGTGCATCCCAAGAATCTTTGTTATTTACTACTAGCTTTAAGCTCATGCAGCACCCGTATTAGCTGAGAAGCCCTGTTCTCCTGGCTGAGGGGCTGTACCGATTCCGATGTTACCACCCCCTCCACCAGAGGTATCCTGCACTCCTGGGGCTGCTCCTTGGCTCTGAGGCTCCTGTACAGCTTCTTGCTGCTGTGGTTGTGGGTTAGCTTCTTGGAACTTCTTTAGAATCTCTGCTTGTATTGCAGCATCAGACATAGAGTTTACTAGCTTGTCTGGATCAAGGTCCATAGCTTTTGCAATCTCACGAATAATATAATCCATTTTGGCAAATGGTGCTAGTACAGGATTCTGTACAACCTGCAAGAACTGCATTAGTCTTTGGCTACGTACTTCATTAGCCATTAAGCTTTCTGTACCACGAGCTTTTACATCCAGATCCCCTTTAATTTCTGGATCAAAGTCAAACTGCATGTTAAAGTGGAAGAATGCCTTAGCAATTGGTCCGAGTAGGTAATCATCTACGTTTTTAATTACATTACGGATAGAGCCGTTGGCGGCAGACATGAGCATAGAGATGCCAGAAGCAGTACGGCCCACCCCTGTAACGCCTGTCTGACCATGTGCGAAAGATGGAAATCCAGTTGATTCATCTGCAAGTACCCTTGCTTTGTCAAACATTTGCATGTTTTCGTTAGATACGTTAGGAAACTTTGTACCGAAGATTGCTTGACCAGGAGCACCGCCTTGACGACGGAATACCTTACCAGGGTAGACTGACAAGTCCTGTCCAGGTACTAGGTTAGTCTCATCAACTTCAATCAACATATTCCCTGACAGTGCAGCATTGTCTACTGCCATGCGCATAAAACCGTTCATCAATGTTTGTGTATCGTCCATGTTTTCTGCAAGACCTACACCAAACATATTGTACGGGTTTACCTCATATGGCACTGCATAGTAAGGGATAATAGATGGGGTGAACGGATTCATCACAAGTCTGAGAACTTGACCGTTACAGACCCAAATATTTACGGAGACTTGTTCCATATTCTTTAGGTCGTCTGGGATATCTACGTCATGTCCTTCTAAGACTTCAGTATCTACGTTCCCCCAAAACTCAAGAACCTCAAACCTTTCGGGACGAGCATCTTGAGCATCATCTTCCATGACTTGCTCCCACCATTCTTTTACATAGGACTCACCCATTGTAATAGACATGTCGATAGCATTTTCACGGAAGAAAGGACGATTCTTTAGAGCACGTAGCTGAGAACGAGACATCTTGTGTCTCTCTACAACATACTCTGCTTCGTCCATATTAGCTGCATCTGGATCTGGATAGAAGTTCCAAATAGATACAGAAGAAGTTTGAGGTACTGTTTTAAACGTAGGCGAGTACTCACCTGACTCATTCCAGTTAGGGTACTCTTTGTCTACTGCAAATGGACCTTTCATAATACCTGTGCCAAACAAAGCACATTCAAAAGCTGCCACTCGTAGTTGTTTGTTTGCTCCTGATTCTTCTAGCTGATCATGGATTTTCTTTTCCATCTTCTTAGCTGAGATCATAGCAGGGTGAATTGTAATCTCTGTAGCTGTTCTACCTTCACCCTCTTTTAACTTATCCACTACAGGTGCAAGTTTATTGTTCATACCTGCAAGACGTTCTCGCAAGTCTACAATAGTTTCACCTGGTCTAAGCTTTGTTTCTTCAGAACTAAACTGTGCTTTAGCTTCTTCTACTTGAGGGTTGGACTCAAAGTATACAGACTCTGCCACACCTTCAGGTAAAGTTGTTGGATCAATTGTCACAGGAAACTTGTTGTTTCCAAACAGTACATCCACAATTTGACCATAGGCAGCTAGTACCTTGGTCTTAGTAACCTTAACAAATACACGAGACTTTTCTGTGTCTGTAAACTGAACGTCTGTTCCGTACAACCCACGGTAGTTTCTGTAAGCTTTTACCCAACGTTGTTCCTCTGTTTCACGTGCTGTAGAAGCTCGACTATAACGTTCCTGTACTAGACCCACAATACTTCCTGCCAGTGGATCAGAATATGTTTCTTTGTCCATATCTTCAATAGCCTGAGACTCTATCGAGTCCATAGCCATTTCGTTTTCAAAGAGATCATCTTCTTCCATGCTTTATCCTTAATATCCGAAAGTAGGATCGCTTGCCTGAAACCCTGATCTTTGCATTGGGTTGTAGTCAAACAAACTACTTCTTGGTCTAGTCATGACACCATACCTTAGAGCATCATATAGGTGGTCTTCTGCTTTTGTATCCACATCTTCTGGATTATTCTTATCCAAAGGTATTGACGGAAGTTGTGAGATAAGATTTTTGCAGGTATTGAAAAATACCATACGGGGTTCTTCTGTAAACTCGTCTACTTGTAAACGTCTGTGTATTTCATTTTTACCAGATACACGTGAACCTTTTGATCTGTCTGCAGGTCTCCAACGACATCCTTTGACAATCATTTGTTCTGCAAGGCTAGGTCCAGTGTCCCCACGTTTGTGCCACAAAGAAGAGTCGAGAACTCCGTAACGTATTTTCTCATCTACTTCTTCTTGTAGTATCATGTCTGCAAGATCAGTAGCTAGAACTTTACTTACATACATTTCACGATAAACAATTAGTTGTTCATCAGGTGCTACTGCAATCCATACGACACCAGTATACGAACCATAACCATAGTCACATGCACGGAATCTAGGCCAGCTGTGTGGTATTTCAAAGGGTTCTACCACATGTATCCGACGACTAAACTCAGGGAATGCTGCCCCTTCATTAATATCCCAGTCGCCTTCGAGAAGCTGTCTACGTTGGTGCTCAGGTAGAGAGAGCAGGTTAGCCTCATACATTCCGTCTTCAGCAAGGTAAGGGTTATCAAAGAGTGTTGCAGGGATAAACCTCCGTTTAAACAGGGGTTCTCCCTCTCTACTGTGACCCTTTGGCCAAGTGATTACTTCACCTGTATCAGTATCTGTTGCCCAAAAAGAATGGTTGTATCTTTCAGGATCAATAAAAGTTTTCTTTACCCATTGGTGTCCAGGACCACCAGGGTTACTTGTAGCCCTCATATATAAGGGTAGCCCACTAGCTTTGGTTGAGCGAAGACGTGACCTCATATAATTCCAAGGATAGGGAGTAGGCCATTGCGTTAGTTCGTCAAAACCAATCCAGTTAAATGCCTGACCTTGATATCGCATAACGTCATCATCACGGTCAAGGTAAGACATCCAGAGTGTAGCTCCACTAGGGGCTACCCAAGTCTTATCTCGTTCCATAAACTTGATACCGGGAATTGCTTTGGGATATAACTGTTTAGAAACAGAGATAAGTTCTCTTAACTCTTCTGTACTTCTACGAACTAGAAGCATTCGAGCATTAGGATTGTTTAGGTATCTAACAGGATCGGCAACCATTGCGTATGATTTACCACCACCTGCAGAACCTCCGTACAAAACTTCCTGTTCTGTTGAGGCTAGGAAGTCTGTCTGTGGACCAGGGTTAGGCTCAAAGATAATTTCACGTTGAGCCTGCTCTACATCAATCGGAGCTGGCTTCGGAGTCGCTGGAGTCTTCTCCTCCAACAAGATCTCTTCTTGCACCGAGCCTTTGGTTTTCGAGTTTTTCAGCCTTTTCCGCTGCCTCCTTATATTTTTCGGCGTAGTAACGGTGGACTGAAGCTGCGCTCTTACGTTTTTGCTCAAGCTTTACCCTCTTATATAAACCTACATGTGATATGGATCTACCAGAGGCTTGAGTTAACCAAGCTGCTACTTCCCTATAACTATACTTCTTGAGGTGCTGTTTTGCTTCTTCAAACAGTTCTAGCTCTTCTGGTATTGGCAATAGTATATCATCATCGTTAGGGTCTTGTCTATACCCAAATGGTACTATTCTGCCAATTCTTACTACGGGAACAAACTCGTAGGTTTTCTTTTTCTTTATAGGTTTGGGTAACTTCCAGGTTTTATCAATCTTCATCTGCTTTTGGAGGCAAGATAAACAAAGGGCTTTCAGACTTTACTTCGACTTTTTCTGTTTTTACAAAGCCAGCTCGGTCTAGGAAATCCTTTGCTGCTGCCATCTTCTCTTTATTGCCCAAGTCGGTTGGGGATCTCATTACTTGCATCATAGACCAAACAGCTTGTGGTCCATTGTTTGCAATGAAGTCACGAGTACGTTCGGCAATCTGTTCTTTCAGAGGTGCCATAACTCTACCTGTGGATTCACCTTGAGCATACCCTGCAATCTTAAGCGCTTTCGCAGGGTTGCCCTCGGCTTCTCCAAACAATGCATCAAGGAATGCCTGTTGTTTCTCAGTTAGTTGTTTCGTCATAGAGTCGTTGCCTTATCTCTGATCGACCTATACCTAAGTCTTTCAGTTCACGGTCAGACATGTTCATCAGTAAGTAGTAGTCTGCACGTTTTTGTTGCATATCTTGAATTTTGTGTAGTAGTTTCTTAAACATTTTAATCTCCGTTAGTGGCATTATTGCCTACGGAGAGTAGTTTTACACATATAGTTATAACATACTATTGCTAATATTGCAACCCCGTTATCCCACAGGAACAAAGGTTTCTGTTACGGTAAGAATTGTATCTACGTGTGCAGCAGTATCAGGTGTGACCTGTATCTTGTCACCGGGTTGCAGTACAAGCTCTATGTCTGCCCACTGTAGATACTCACCTGCACCAAGGTTTTTACCTTCGATAAAGTGTGATGTGTAGTCATCCTCTGCTACATACCACTCTATCTCAATATCGGTATTACCTGTAGAGTTATGTACGTGAATAAACGTTACCTCTGCCACACAGTTAGCAGGGCAAGTGTATACAACCTCTGTAGTAGTGCCAGTATTGTGACCATACACAGACTTCTTTCGTGCTGATTTACCCTGACTAAATAGTGACATTACTTTTTCTGCTTATCTCTGATTCGTTTGATAGAACCTTCAAGACTTCTAATTCTAGCTTCAACTCTTCTGGGTACAACACCACGTTTTTTATCTGCGGCAGCTTCTGCTTTTAACTCTTTTATTTCAGCTTGAAGTTTTTTAATGTAGTTTTCGACACCAGACTTACCATCAATAGCAGCAGTGGCTCTAAGAGAAATATCTTGTACAGTTTGTTTTTTACGTTTAGGCATTTCACCAGACTTGTTGTTTGGTGTAATCTTAGGTGCAGCTTTTGTTGGACGCAGTTTTGGTTTAGGTGAAGCACCACGTTTCAGATCCTCTGCGTATACGGCAAGCATTACTTTACCGTTTTTATCTGTATAGTATAGGGAGCCAGCTTTTTTAGCTGCTGCAATACTTTTATACTTACCAGCATTCTTTTTAGCTTTAGCTGCAGTAGTGCCCTTATTCTTCAACCACTGGTTAGCATATTCACGAAGAGTCATTTTAGCCATTGTTATGAACCTCGTTTTTGTGTGCCAGGAACTGATGCACCACAGTTAGCCATACCGCCTTTGTTAAAGGCTTTTTTCTTTGCCATACCACCGTAAGCCATGCCAGACTCTTTAGCACATTTACCTGCTGCTGTACACTTGGCTGGTGTTGGACACCCTGGGCATGTTTTAAATTTAGGTGCTGCCATACCACCTTTATTCATGTAACCCATCTTGTTACGTACTGCTGTAGGTAGCTTCTTAAGCCCCTTTTGGTTTGGACCTGGTTTTTTCATTTGCGCCTCTTTCCTGATGCTGTTGTTGACCACTTGACCTTCTTTGGTCCAGTCTTCTTTGATGCTTCTTTTTTACTAATCTTTCCTGCGACTGCCTTCGGCCTACAGGCTGGATACGGGCGCTTGGACTTACTGGCTGAACTGCGACCACATTTCTTACCAGTCTTAACATCAGTCCATTCCTCACCGAGCCACTTGCCAAGACCACCCTTCTTATTACTTTTTGACTTTGTTTGCTTTGCTGCCACTGTAACCGCCCCCACGAGCTTTATATGTTTTGGTCAACCAAGCAGATGCATATGCGCTGGGCCATACCTTGAACTTTTTTTTAGCCTCTGCTTTTACACGGGCATAGAGTTTTTTATTTGTCGGTGTAGGCATTATGCACTATCCCCTTCTACCTTGTGACAGTGAGGGGTAGCATAAGCACCACCTCTTCTTATTTGAGCAGCCATTTGTTCTGCTTCTTTAAGACAGGCTTGCTCACTGTAGAAGGGTTCTGGTTTAGCTATAATTCTACAGGATAGTGCCATAGGATCAAAGCAGACTAACATAATGCCGATCCACATTACCACTTTACCTTATCTGCCCAGTAAGCTGCTGACATTTTACCTTTGGCAATATTTTTAGAATGACGTGCTTTAAAAGATGCACGTTTCTTTTTCATCTTATCACCTTCACCCGCTTTAGGTTTACCAGCAGTCTTAGCACCTTGCTCCCCAAAACGAATGGTCTTAATCTTATCACCCTCTTTAGCTACGACAATGTGAGACTTTTTTGGGTGATTAGGTGTACGTTTAGGTTTATTGTACCCCGATACACCTGCACGTTCTAGTCTACTATCTTTTTTCTTTGCTGTCATAACTTATCCAATCTGTGAGGGGAACGAGGACGGTTCTCTATTTACCCTCACTATTTATTACAAATTGTTGCAACTCCGTCAAATCACACCATCAGTTCAAAGTGAGGTCCATCAATGAAAGGTCTACGACCTTGGCTACGACGAAGATCAATATACTCATTCATAGCATCTTCCATCGTACCTACATACTTAGTGATGTCACCTACTGACCAAGCTGCACCCCATTTAATCTTACAGTCAACTTCATTAGCTGCTTCCGCCATTGCATCGGCAATGTCATCGTACACATTTAGTTCCCACACTACGTTAGGTCCATCGTATGCTACAAGATCTACGGCATGTGAGTATCCGTCACCTTGAATCAAGTGTCTAGACTTCATAGTTTGTGATCTACCAGAGGCGTACAACTTCTTTTGTTCTTCTAAGGTACGTACACCATACGTAACACCAAAGTCTACTTTAGTAAGTTCGATAGCACGTTTTACTGTGGCTACCATATCTGGGTGTACACCCTCTAGTTTAGCTAGTGATCTACTTGAAAGTTTAAACGCCATTATCTTTCCTTTTAAATGGTAGAGATATTACCTGATAAAGTGCTAAGCCCATCTGTGTTGGTGTAGGTAGTAGCCAACCTAAGATCAATAATACCATTACCCAAACAGGGATATTAGTGTTAGAGATTGTAAGTTCTTCTACAGTGCCTGTTTCTACTTCTTTAACAGTCTCAGTAGTAATAACATCTCTACCAGCATTGTAATTGTCTTCTTCTTCGTAAGTAACTGCAGCTTGTTTATTTTCTTTGCCTATTTGTGCATTAGAGTTTACTGTAGGACCACCACCTCCACTAAAGAATGGTAGACTACTTAGGCCACAGCTAGATAATAATAGGATCAGGCATAGGCTAATGACTGTCTTTTGGCGTAACACTTTTCTTATTCTCACCATTTACCCAGATACCGAAGCAACCAGTTAAAGCACCCATACATACAGACACTAAACCTGCTTGAGCATTGGAAGGATCAGGTAAAGCCATAAACCAGAATACTGATTTGTAGGTTAGGATAGTTACTACAAGCATCATCAGACGTGGTAGTACTTTCCAATCATCTAAAATAGTAGCTGCCATTACTCCCAGTCTCTCTTTCGGTCAGGATCAAGTACATCATGTCTACTTAAGTGTCCTTCAAGGTACATAGCTCGTTCAACTCTATCCAGAGTGTACTTGGTTCCTGTGTCTTGATGGATTTTTTCACGTATGTAGAATACATCTGAACGTGGTATGTGTACTCTACGTAGTCTCGATTCGTTTTGATCGGCTAAAGCTTCATAGAATTCTTCAAGAATACGTTCCGAAGCGTACATTTTCTTTTTGGGCATTAGTAGTTATACTTTAAGTTTACCAAAATGCAAGCTGTTTTGGTAGATACGACAAGAAAAAGTTTGACATTGAGTAATATACTTTAAGTTTAACCTAAAGTTTTTACTAACTCTAGTTATTTTATAGAGATAAGAGTTAAAGTTAAGCTTCATGTGATACTTTATGTATATATTATACCACATAAAGCCCCCGCTGTCAAGGGTAAACTGCATTTGTTGACTAAATACCACACAATGTTTCAAAAATGTAGCATACTGTGTACAAAATGTAACAGTTTAGGGGTTGTGGTTAACAGGCTTTAAAATTCTCATCTCTGTCACTGCGTGTATATACGCACGGTACCCAGGGGGGTGGCTCATACACCCTACCGTATAGGTCAACTATCCTGTCGTATAGGTCGAATATCCTAAAGTATACAGTTAATATACTGAAAGTATTAGGTATTCTATACAATAGGGTATTTGAGATAGTCCAAAAGTATATTTGAAGTACCCTATTTTGTGATCACATATCCGATTGGGTAGGGGTTATGTACCATCGGGTAGCACATTATAAATAAAAACGCCTACCCCTATCACATCTGGATACATCGGCTATACCATCGGATAGTTTAGCTATCCCTTAGTATAGGTCAGCATACATTACCTATCCTAAAGTATTACGCAATTTATACTATCGGATAGCCTCCCGACCAGTACAACCTGAAGGCGAATAGATAGGGGCAATCATGCAACTTTAGGTTGGTACATTATATTATATATAGCTATCCTTTTGGATAGGTTTTGGCACATTCGGACTGATTCGTTTTTTTACCCATTCAAGAAATTGAATAATATAGGCTAAGTTATTGATTTTATTAGTCTCTTCTTAGATATTTAATTATCCGTTCGGATATCGTATAAGGGTCTCACATCAAATTTCGGATGTCGACGCCAAGGGTTTTCCCTTGGGACTAGTCCCCGATTTTGACCATAGTTGACCTATTATTTGCATCCGCCCGTGATTGGGTCTGGGGAGTGCTATGAGACCAGTCAACGCATACAATACATGTTTCGGCATGGCTTGGCAATTCTGTCGATGGTGGTGTGGTGCTGCCTAATAAGATAGTCCGTGTAAGTCCCTTGTGGGTGCGGCGGCAGGTTCGTGGTTTTGGCTTTTATTGTGCGTTTGCAGCAATGCTAGTGCGTGGTTTGACCATGCTATGCGCTGCTTGTCAATCAATATGTTGTCCATCCTTTCCGAGTTTTATATATGCTGGTGCGCACTCGGAACGGACATTCTACGTGCGCCGTTGGGGATATACGTTGGAATACACCCACGGGCAAGCAAGTGAACCCATAGGCTGCACATACTGTGGTTTATGTGTGGCCTACGGTATAGCTTGCACTGTGCATTCATGGTGAGTGCATGGTGTTTGGCTATATCGTTGGAGGTTTATTATGGCTACTGTTTCTCTTATCAAAACTGATGCAAAGATTGACGAATTGATTGTTGCAATCGGCAAGAGTGGTGCATCCTTGCAGAAGGACATTCACCGTGCTGCATGTTCTATCATTCGTCGTTGGCATGAAAGCAGTGACGTATCTGTTGCAGTGCGTCAGATGAATGCACTGCTTGAGGCTATCCCTAGCATGGGGCGTACCAATGCGTTCAAAGCATGGGTTGAGGCTTATGCTACATTCGTGTGGAATGCTGATAACTCATGCTTTGCGTATCATGCCAAGCGTACCAAGATTTCTCTTGAGGATGCTAAGGCTGCATGTGCTACCCCATTTTGGGAGTTCAAGAAAGAGGCTGCATACAAACCAATGAACCTTGACGACCTGATTGCTGCATTGATTGCTCGTGCAGACAAGCGTCGTCAAGATGGTTTGAAGGATGGTGATGTTGTTGATGCTGACAAAATCAAAGCACTCAAAGCGATCATTGCGTGAGTATTGGATAAGCACCCTGTGTCTGCATGGGGTGTTTTCCTATGCCCACTACATAGGAGGTGCCATGAAAATAATACAACGTGGTAAAAAATGGGTGTTGTATGACGATGATGGTAAGATAATTGTCATGTCATCGGATCGCAAAATTTGTGAAAGGATAATGAAAGAATGCCAGTAACTTTATCTGGATGGTATGAGGTTGACGATGGCCTCAATCCCATCGACGAAGAGGGTGAGAACCTGAACGAAATAGTAGTCCGTCTGGTTGATGAAGATCCCGATTTCGGTCATACCGATATGGAATTGGAATTGATCTTTGAAGATGGTCACACAAAAGATGTGGCACAGTTAGTGCATAGGTTAGTCCGTGATGGCAATCTATAGATCTGTAAAATTATATGTCAACGATGTGTTGATCTGTACACTTCCATACTCACGTTTGGAAGGTACCTTAACCGCCCTACGCCAGAAGGGCATTCGTAACATTCGTGTAGAGGAGTAAATATCATGGCACGTAAATCAAAGTATTCACCTGAGTTCAAAGCACAAGTTGTGGAGTATTTCAAAACACACAATGTAGAAGAAACTATGCAGAAGTTTGGAGTACCTAGATCAAACGTATCTGGATGGGCGCTAAAAGCAGGTTTCAACAAAGGTAGAGGTGCAAACAAGTATGCTATCAACTTCAAACATGAAGTGTGCCAGTATTATGACAACAACACTTATGAAGATACTATTGCTAAGTTTGGTATCAGTTGCAATACACTGTTTGAGTGGCGTAGAACTCTCGGCTATCGTAACAAATCTCGTGGGTACAACCTGTACACTGAGGGTCTGCAACCTGCCATGAAGAAGCGTGAACGTAAGAACTTCATGGTAACTCGCAATGAGAATGGTGAGTTGAAAGCTAAAGTTGCCGACTTGGAATACAAGTTGAGTGCAATGGAACTTGTCGTAACATCAACCCTGCATGGGTTGTCAGAAGAAATCAAATCAACACTGGAGGCGTTTAACCTGTGAATATCTTTGCACTCTCTGAGTGTCCAATGCAATCTGCACTGTGGTTAGATGACGTTCGCAAAAACAAGATGATCCTTGAGTCTGCGCAAATGTTATCTACCGCAGTCAGATGGCTTGACCCTGACACTACCTTGTCTGTTTACAAACTTGCATACATCAATCATCCATGCAGTAAATGGGCAAGGGCATCTCGTGCTAACTTCAAGTGGCTGCTTAGTCACATGAGTTGGCTTTACAATCAGAAGTCTGGCGAACACAAGTCTGCCCGACTTATTCCTACGTTTCAGCAGTATGCAGAGCATGGTGACTTTCCTCGTGAGGAGTTGACAGGCTTTGCTAACTGTGCCAGAAACTTAGAACGTGGAGTTGATTATTCTCATGTGGATGATGTGCAGAAAGCATACCGCATGTATATGAATGATCGTTGGAAAGAACGTACTATTACCCTCACTTGGAATTGGGGGGAGGAACCAGAATGGAGACTGTAATATGGCTACTTATACTATTCGTCCTGTAAACATGGACTTGGTACAGGCACATGAGCCTGACATTGCTGATGCTGTTGTACCTTATGGCGAACACAAATTCGACGAGATCGAGTGGACTCGTGGTATTGACGGTGAGGTGTTCCCTATGTCAGGCCTAGTGTCACTATGTACAGGGGGGCAGTACCGTGTGTTTGCCCCCACACGTAAGGGCTTTGTCGTACAGAAGGCATACAAGATGGATATGTCTGAGTCCGATGAGGTACTACGTGAGTGGGGTGACTACAACGAGTACAACATGTGGGACTGTGACGACAAACGTCTGCAAGACTGGTTGCAGGGTCAGGTCAGTGACATGATTGACTACAACCACACCACATGCAAACCTACGTACCGCCTACGTGCCTTTGGCCCCAGACGTTCTGAGAAGTTCTTTGGTAAGATTACCTTGTGGCAGACTCAGAAGAACCGTGATGACGATCGTCTCACTGCAATGAAACCTGCACGTGCAATCAAGTTGATGTTTCCTGAACTTGATCACAAGTCTATCATCACGATTACCGATGCATTCTTACAGGAGTTTGCCCCACGTGAGCTTACCTTACACACATCCAAAAGTCCTGCAGAATTTGCCTTCGCCTACTCAGGTGAGCAATCACCATCGGAGAATATTCAGACTACACCAGGACGTAAGTCAATGGCCTG